CTCTAAAAATGCCGTCATTTTTCTTTGAAGTGCCAACACAAAAATGTTCCAAGGTTTCTCTTTTATAACCTCTATTTAAAAAATATTGTGATGGTATACCCATACTTGAAATAACATTATGTAAATTCCAACCTTTAAAGAATTTTTTAGTTTTTGTAAATATTTTAATATCATTACAAAACTTTCTTTTTTCTATATTATTTAACTCTGGAATATTAGATTCATCAATTTTCAGTATTGATTGACAAAAGTCATATGTTTTTAAAAAACCGTATTTTATATCTTTAAGTTGCCCTGTCCAATTATTGTATTTGTTAGAAAGAACACCTCTAATAAAACCAAATGGTGTTGGCCTAAATATTTCTTCACAATGATGTGTATAACAACACCAGTTACCTTTTAAAGTATTCCCATCTAGATACATACAAAAAGCAGTAGGATTATCTCCACCATGTATTGGACATGGAGCAGAAATATAATTCTGTACATTTTTATATTTAATGTCAAACATATCTAAGAATATTTGAATATTCTCAAATATTTTTTCAGACATAAAACTAATCTTCGTCTGATCCAAAGAAGTCAATTGGCTCATTTCTTGACACCTCTTCTGAAATAGTAAAACCGCTATTAGTATTTCTTAGTGAGTGAAAATTATTTCTTGTAGGCCCTTCAGAAATCCTACCTATCTCATATTCGCCACAAATGTTGATATAATCACCTTGTGATAAGCCATTTCCATGCCTACTAATAATTGGTATTAACTTTAAATTATATCTTTTGCCATTAGCTGCTGGAACTTCTTCTGCTAATTCCTCCTCTGATTTTCTTTTATATATAGAAAAATTACTGCATAACCAAAGAATTCTATCAGAACCAGACGCTACATCTGTATCTTCACGATTTATACCATCACGATTTAATTGAGTGAATGCAAGACATGGCACTCCGTATTTTACACAAAAATTATGCAAAGAAGTCATCAGAAAGCCTAATGCTTGATATTCAGCCATGTTTTTACTTATAGAATCATCACTCATTAGCTTAATGTAATCAAATACTATTAAACATGGATTGGCTTGACCGCTTTCATTAAGACCTACTTTTTGCATTATCCATCTTCGCATAATGCCTGATGTTTCTTCAAAAGGTTGTCCGGCTATTGATTTATAATAATAAGGTATTGATTTAAGCTTTTCTTTAGCGTTGTTTATTTTATTTTTACCATCTGGCAATGATATATATTTACCAGTTTCTATGTCGTTAATTTTAACTCCAGATATTGACGCTAACATTCTATGCCAATGATCTTTGTTAGACATTTCAGTATCTAATACTAAAACTGGTATGTTTAGTTTTTCAGAAATGTTTAGTGCTACGGCATCTCCAAAGAATGACTTTCCGGTTTTCATTCTTGCGCCAATGATGTTTACTGTGCCAGGTCTAAAACCACCGCCAATACATTGATCATAAATAGGAAAACCACTCGGAATACCTATCTGAGTAATAGGATTATTTTCCAAGTGTTGTATATATTCATCTATGCCATCGCCAATGAATTTTGGAGCAGAATCTTCACTATTTGATAAATTAAGTGTAAAATCAAATATTCGTTGTTCTGCTATCCCAAGTATATTTGATAGCGTTTCATCTCCAGTAACTGAGTTTAATTCACCGCTTGCTAGATCTATTTCTTTTTTTAATGAATTTGCAATCTTTAATTTTACAAGTTTTGCAGAAAGCTTTCGTGTATTTTTTAACTCAACAGGGAGAATGGTTAAGCTATTAAGATATTTTTTTTCATCTTTAGATTCAAAAAATTCTTTATAACCAAGCGAGTTTGCTATGGATAAAAATGTTGGAATATCTATTTTTTCATTTTCATCTTGATAATAATGTCTTAAACATTTGTAAACTATTTTATTTGAGTCTATAAAAAAACAATCTTCATTTAAAATATCTGAAGATTCAATGTATGCATCTTTACCATGTTGAAAGTAAGAAGATAAAACTGCTCTTTCAGCTGCTGGGTCATGCATCATCTTGATAAATTCCTTTTAATACATTTTGGGCAAGTATATAGATAAGATCCTTCTGATAACCTAGCCAATGAATAAAACTCTTCTTTTTCAACCCTTTCTTTAGAACCGCACTTTGAACAACTAACATCAATTAAGGATTCGGTATATTCTGGTCTGTAATTTTTTTTAACCTTTTTTATATTTTTTTCAACAAGCTCTGGATGTATTGATAAATCATCAACAAAATTATTTACAAAATCAGAGTCTATAGTTTTATTCGCCAGTTCTTTCTTTTTATTTACTCTTTTTTTAGTCGATTTTTTAGATTCTGGTTTAATACCAGTTAAATTAAATAAAGCTTCTTCTACATAAGAAAAACTTTGTTCTTCTAAAGCCTTGTTAAGCAATTCTACTATTGTCATTTCTAACTCTCCTAGCTATTTGTAAACTGTTAAACATATCTGCTACTTTATCTACTTTCATGGGCAAATACTCAACACGATCAATAATATATTGAAGTTTAACAATGCTAAATTTTAACTTTTTAGCATAATCATCTTGTTCAGCAGCTATAGCAATTCTTTCTTCTGCCGAAAGATATTTTATGTCTGATACATATTTGCTAATAGTTTTATAAAAACATTCTCTATAATAATTAAGTAATGCTTTTTTAGAACTTATTTCTTTAGTCAGTCTAAATGAAAAATTATGAAGCAACAATGCTGCTTCGCCACATTGGTCAGAAGTCATTACTTTTAATTGATCATGCGATAAATTTAATAATCGCATACATTCATTTGGATTTTCTGGAGTAAAAGTTAAGCCTAGATTATTTTCAAATGGGCTATGCAAAGACTCAAAAAAATCTTTATTACAATTTACATTCCAAAATTCTGTTTCTCCACTCATCTTCACTCTCACTACATGGTAAATCTATATATAATATTCCATTTTTTTCACAAAAAAGCCTTTTGTTTCTATCTCTAGCTTGCGCTTTAGCAAAATTTAATTTATTGCCATGAAAAAACGGTATGTATTTATAATGCTGTTCTCCATGAACCTCAACAATTATTTTCCTCAAAGGCAAGAAAAAGTCAGCATATAAACTATCACAACCCGGCAAATAAACTTCTTCCAAAATTCTATCTATTGGAAATAACTTTTTTAACAATGCCCTAGCTTTTAAATGATAAGAAGATTTTTGTTCCGAATCTGAGGATTTTCCCCAAATAGACCAAGAATATTCTTTGTTGTCTAATCCTGTTACTTTCATGGTCTTAGTATATCATCTATTTCTTTTTGCAAAAGAGCTATCCATTCTGGCTTTTCTTTTAATAGTTTATAAAGCTTTTCAGAACCTTGCACTTTTGGTATTTCTGATTCTTCTATGTGCCGTTTTAAATAGTCAAGATTCATCCAAGCACCAGATTTTATAATTAAACCTAACTCCATGCCTAGGTTTATGATTTCAAATGTTTTATCAATGCCGACACCGTACCTAATATAACTATCAACTTCCATGCCTGGAGATCCAAGAGCGCAAGATTCTATAAGCCAATGAACTTGTTGACCGACTTGAACTTCTTTTCCATCTTGATTAGCAGTCCATGCTTTATCATATTTCACTCTTAGTTGAACATCGGCCTGATATTGTAAAGCCCTTGATCCCTTTTCAATAAAGCCACCATACATGCCTTGGTTTTGAGCCAAGTGCATAATAGACCAAACTATAACTTTTTGAATGGGAACTAGATTGGACGCTTGCCTACAAAAACCAGCAAACATCTTGTTGCCAGAACCACGATTTTCATAACCTATACCTTCATCCATTTCTCTTTCATCACAAAGAGAGCTTACCGAATCAATAATGATTAAAGACCTTGGATGCGTCTGAATAGCTTTCATTGCTAAATTTAAATAATCTTTAGCAGTTAATATTTTTTCTGGAACAGATCTATAAATTGTTAGTTTTTTAGGATCTAAACCTTCTATACCATGAATATTCATGGACTTTAAACGACCTTCAATATTTAAGTAATAAACATGACGGCCTTGTTTTTGACACTCAGCAGCAAATGATAAAGATGTTAATGTTTTTCCTGTTTTGGGATGACCACTACATGTTACCCAAGAACCTTCTGGTATCCCTCCATGTAAACCTAAATCTAAAGCAGGGCTAATAGGTATAATTTCTGGTGGATTATCTAATAAATTGTCTGCCGTAATAGCAACTCCTTCTGCATATTGCTTATTAACTTCAGACATAACTCTTTCTAAATAGTCACTACTTTTAGATTCTGACTTGTCAGATTTCTTGGCCATCTAATTCCTCTAGCTTTCTTTTTAAACTTTTGTTCTGCACAAAATTAGGTCTTTGATCCAAGTTTTCTACTTGTGTGGTTTTTATTTCCTGTTGAGCGCTTTTCTTTTCTATGATAGCTATTTCTTTTTGAAGAAATGGAGATTTCAAAGAAATAACTTTAACTCCATTTGGAGTTCTCAAAGATTGAAAAATTATGGACTGAGAATACTTTTTAAGCAAACTATTTGCAAGCTTTATTTGATAAAGATAATAATCTTTCCAAGGCTTGTGATTCCAAAACTTCGGAGGAAGTTCTGTTTTATTAAACTTAGCATTTCTAGCACACATTGTTTCTGCTAAATATTGAGCAGCAGAAATCCAACCACCACCAAATCTTGACTCAAATGTTCTCGTTTCAGATTTTTTGCTATATTTGTCTTCCATGATTTAATATTAAAAAGTCATTAATAATGACTGGCCTTTCATCTTGCTTGAGAAGAGTTAAATTTGGAACTAGCCATTCTTCAGTTTTTATTATGTCTCCATCTTTATATCCTATTACATAACAACTTCCGCTATGAGAACCAAAAATGGAAAATGCCAGATTGGAAAAA